GAGGACGGCACGGGGAATCGTGCGTGATTCACTCAAGAAAAAATGCGCATAATTATTTTTCTCTGCATAATTTGCAGTGATTACATCATTACTTTCTTCCTTCGACTGCATTTCTCTCGAACGATCATCAATCACTTTCGTTTCATCAACAACAATCAACGAACTTGAATCAGTTCGAGACGAACTCGAACTCGAACGAACTCTTGACCGAGACCTTGACTTCGAACTCTCCAACTGCGGCGAACCAACAACGAACGAACGCGAACTCGACTGCGAACTCGAACCCGAACTCAAACGCGATTCGTTCTCTTCGAACTTTCTTCCTTTCGCAATCAATTCTCTCTTTCGTTTGTTTCCCAACTGCGAACCATGAACGATGTTGCAGTGCGCATGGGCAGGGCGGGCGTCCTGATCGAGCCCACCCTGGGAGCGTGGCTTCACATGGTCGAGGTGCCATGCCATGTCCGCGGTGACAAGGGCCCCGCACCTCGAGCAAGGGAGCGGCAGGCGCCGTGCCCACATCGCGCGCCGCCTGGCCCACGCCCGAGATTCGTACGCCTCGCCACGGGGTGCCGTCTTCACAGCGACCGCCACAGTGCCACGAGAGCGACCACGTCCAGGACGAGCAGGGCGGCGAACATGAGGCGCGTCACCCGGGTGCCCCTCACGGGGCGTTCTCGAGCCACGCCATCACCGAGGCGACCCATTCGGCATCCCGGGCCTCGATCGCTGCGGCGATGTCGGGGGTGCCGGGATTCTCGGGATCGGGCGGGGTGCCGCCTTCGGGATCGCCGTACCGTCCGTTGGCCTCCGCGCCCTTGACGCCGATGTCGAACAGCGTGCCCGGCCAGTCGGCCCACGGAACAGCCCCCGCGCCATGCGCGTCGTTGCCGACCACCGTGCCGCCATTCGGGCGCCAGTAGAGGTTGCCGTCGATGGTCGGAGCGTCCGCGCCCGTGGGCAGCGCCTGGCCGCCCGAGCCGACGCGCATGATCGCCCGGTCGGAGTCCTGGGCGAGCACGAACGTGTTGCCGGTGATGGCCGCCCGCTTGATGCTGCCCGCGTACTGCCCCGAGTCGTTGTAGAGCACCACGAGCTCGTTGGTGTCGGTGATCTCGAAGGTGCAGTCCTCGAGGCGCCCGTCCTCGAAGTCGCGCAGGAGGACGGTGGGCGATCGCGGCGGGTCCTGCCCGCCCCGGTTCGATGAGCCGGTGATGGTGCCCCGGCGGATCACGCCGCCGGTGCCGAGGGGCAGGTCGCCGTTGCGGCCGGTCTCGATGCCGCCCTCGTTGTCCCAGAGCCGGAAGTCCTCGATGACGTAGTCGCGGGCCGCGAACACCTCGAACCCGCCGCCGTCGAAGCCGTAGTCCTTGCTGGCCGCGTAGTTCTCGAAGGCGTCGAACCGGCGCGCCACGGTGCCCTCGCAGGCGTACAGCGTGAACCCCACCGCGCCGGCATCGCTGCCCTGGCCCCGGTTGTCGAGCATCAGCCGGTGGTGGTGCGCCCAGAAGTCCTGGAGCACGACCCCCTGGCCTCCGAGCGGCGCGGCAGAGGCCGTGCCCGATGAACGAACCACGACGCCGGTGGCGAGCTCGGTGGTCTCGAAGTTCTGCGCCGTGATGTCGCGGCAGCCGCGCGCCGCGCCGTGGTTGCCGCCCGGGTAGTCAACGAGGTACAGCCCGATGTCGCTGTTGCCGGCGAAGCGAAGCAGCCGGTCGGGGCCGCCGTCGAGGAGGATGCCGGTGCAGCCGGTGAGCTGGAGGGTGCCCTTCCAGTACGAGCCGTCGTCGGGCTTGTTCGGGTTGCCCGGGCCGAAGGTGATGCCGCCCTCGGTGGCGTCGATCATGCCGCCGGTCCAGACCTCGAGCGTCAGCAGCGATCCGCCGGCGCCGGTGTCGGTGAAGCGCACGAACTCGTCCGCCGCCGCCTTGATCGTGAAGTTCTTCGCCGACCAGATGCCGCCGCCCTTGTAGTCCTTCGGCTCGTCGACGGAGGGCCCGCCGCGGAAGATGAGCCGCGACCCGGGTGCCGCATTCGACCACTGGCCAAAGGAGTTCCAGGGGCTGCCGTGGCTGCCGCTGCCGCCGTCCGGTGCCGTTACGTCGACGTAGTGATCGGTCATGCGCCCGGTGCTCCTTCCGCGGCGGGAATGGGGGTCACCCGTCGCCGTAGTGGCTTCTGGCGCGGGTAGGGCCCCCACGCTTTCGGCCAGTCGCGCTCCTGGTTGAGATATTCCGACGGCGGGCGCGCCGGGCAGCTCTTGGGCATCCGCCCGTGGCGCTGCTCGAGGTCGGAGTTGCGGTACCAGTCGTCGGGCCCCATCCGGCGCAGGCACCACGAGCAGTAGCGGTGCGCGGCCTCCCAGCGCCCGCAGTCGGGGCACATCTGCTCGAGCCGGCCCTTCAGGAGGTCACTCACCGGGTGCTCCTTCCAGGAGCCATTCGCGCCACTCGAGGTCGCGCTCGGCGATGATCTCGGCCTCGTTCGAGGGCGGGACCGCGGTGTACGTGTCGGCGTCGACGGCCGCGACGTAGACGACGCTGGGGCGGACGACCTTGTCGCCGTAGAGGTTGCCGGTGTTCAGGACGACGGCGTATGCCGCATCGCCCGTCTCGCCGATGGGTGCCGCAACGTAGACGACGTCCGCGTCCGACGACATCGAGCCGCCCCGCCGGGTGAGGTTGCCGTCCTCGTACCAGTCGACGCCCGCGGCGATGCGCGCCCGGATCGTCGAGACGAGGCCGCCCGCGGCCTGCATCGGCATCTCGCCCCCCCCTTCCTGCGGTGGCACGACATGGGTGCCGGTTGTCGTGAACATGATCCGGCCCGAGGCGCCCGCGGTGTCTATTGACGGTCTATTGACCGCGGGCAGGTCAGGCGAATAGAGCGTCATTAGCCGCTTGGCCGCGAGGCGCATGAGGGCCCGCAGTGCCCGCTCGTCGCCCGTCCACCGGAGGCCCGCGGTCGCGCCCGAGTAGCACATGCCACCCCACGTTTCCGCGCCGGCTTCGAGGAGGGCCTCCTCCCACCAGGTCCACTTCGGCGGCGAGCACCACGGGTCCGATGTCAGCCAGCGCGTGCCCGACTTCTCGGGCGCGACGGCGATGGTGTGGCCGTAGTTGCCGGTCCCCGAGAGGCACGGCCCGGCGCACGCGGCCGCCCAGACATCGAGGTGGACCAGGCGCCCGTCCTCGAGGTCGTGGCGCGCGTCGGCGAAGGTCTCGCCGTCGCGGATCCGCAGCGACTGGCCGTAGGACGCCCACGCCTCGGCCGCGTCGCCCGAGTCGGTGCCGCCACTCTGGTCCGACTGCCGGGCGCGCATCTCGGCGCCGGTGGAGGTCTGGGCCCCGAGTGTGTGGTAGTCGAGGCCCGCGGCGATGCTAGCGAGCCTACAATTAGCGTTCTGCAATGCGGACCCGTCTCGCTGACTGATCGGAGCAGCCCTATACATGGCAATCCCGGCCTACCACCAGATCGGCCCGTGGCAGGAGCGGTTCTGGGCTCGCGTCGATCGGCGCGGGGATGATGAGTGCTGGCCCTGGATCGGCAGCATCGATGAGTTCGGTTATGGGCGCATGGACTTCCGGCGGCACATGAAGGTGACCGAGCGCGCCCATCGGCTCGCCTACTTCCTCGCCTACGGGCCCGTCAGGCCGGGCTTTGTCATCGACCATCTCTGCCGCAATCGCGGTTGCGTGAACCCGTCCCACCTCGAAGTCGTGACCCGCGGCGAGAACATGCGGCGGGGCGACATCCATGGCGAGGCGAACTATCACGCCCGACTGACGCCCGAGCAGGTGCGAGAGATTCGGGCGAGCACGCTGCCGAGTCGGCAACTCGCGCCCCTGTACGGGGTCAGCGATGTCTCGATCTGGAAGGTGCGTGCCCGTAAAACGTGGGCGCACATCGACTGAGTTCACTTCAGCAGCTCGACGATGCGCTCGAAGTCGCTCGGCCGCCACAGGTACGCCTCGACGCCCGGGCACCTGGCGAGGTCGGCGAGCCACTCGGCCTGCTGCGGGGTGACCTTGCCGTACTCGGACTTGAGTTCCGCGAGCACGAAGCGGGGCGGCCGCACGAGGGCCACGTCGGGCCAGCCGCGCTCGGACCACTTGGAGAGCTGGGGGTGGTAAAGGCGCCACCGAAAGAGGGTGCCGAGTTCCTTGACCTGGCGCAGGAACTGGGCCTCGGTGACGACGGGCGCGACGCGGACGGTCACGGTCATGTCGCGACTCCGAGGGGCATCTGGCGGTTGCGCCCGAGGCACTGCACGAGGTACTCGGGGTTGAGGTCGATGAGCAGCGCCCGCCGCGACAACGACTGCGCGACGAGGCCCACGGTGCCCGTGCCGGCGAACGGGTCGAGGACGACGCCGCCGACCGGGCTTCCGGCCTTGACGCAAGGCTCGACCAGCTTCGGCGGGAACGTGGCGAAGTGCGCGCCGGGGTAGGGCGCGGTCGCGATGGTCCAGACCGACCTCAGATTCCTTCCCGACGAAGTAGTGCGCTTCACGGTATCCTGCTCGTTATGACTGAACTGGAACTCGCCTACCTCGCCGGGATCGTTGACGCGGACGGCTCCATCACCATCGGCGTCGATAGGTGGCGCGGACCCGAACGAGCGGAGCACTCCGCGCCACGCTTCTTTGAGATCATCGCCGTCCGGCAATGCGACACAGAGGCGGTCCATCTCGCGCAGGAACTCTTTGGCGGGAACATCACCATCGGCAAACCGGGCAGCCTCCGCGGTCGCCCGTCGCATGACTGGTACGCCTACAACCGCCGCGCCTGCGCTGCCATCACGGCCCTGTTGCCGTACCTCCGCATCAAACGCAAACAGGCCGAGATCGTCCTCTCGCTCCGCGAGATCAAGGACCGCGGACGCGAGGCGAACACCAATCGCGGCGACGGTCGAACGCGAGTCCTGAAGCCCGAGACGCTGGCCGAGTACAAGCGGCTTACGGTGGCCGTTCGTGCCCTGAACGACTCGCGGCACCGTGACCCCTTCGCGGACAGCATCGCTGTCGAAGAAGTAGCGGGCGCTCTTAGCCAGTAGGAAGATCATCTCGTGGGCCTTCGTCGGCCGGTCGGTGACGGACTCGGGCATGGGGTTGGGCTTCGACCAGATGATGTCGGAGCGCAGGTACCAGCCGTCCGCTTGGAGCGCGAACGCGACCCGCCACGGGATGCCGACGAGGTCTTTGTGTTTGATGCCGCCGAGTGAGTGCCGATTGTCCCGGCGCTTGTATCCGAGTGCGCCGTCCGCGCCCGTCGCGCCGCCGCGCCGCAATCCGTCCAGCCCTTCCCCGTTGCGAGACGATCCAGCGTTGTTGTACGAGTCCCCGAGGTTGAGCCAGACCGTGCCGTCGGCGCGCAGGACGCGGCGCACCTCGCGGAACACCTCGACCATCGAGGAGACGTACGCCTCGGGCGTGTCCTCGAGGCCGAGCTGCGCGTCGATGCGCCGCGCGCCGCACTTGCCGCAGACCTTGTCGAAGTAGTAGCCCTCGGTCTTGGTCGCCTCCCGGCTCGGTCGGTTCTCGTTGAACGCCGGGTTGCCGAATGTTTTGGTCCGAGACGGGTCGGCAACGTGGTCGCACCCCGTATCGCCGCCGTCCCAGGATGCCGTGCCGTAATCGCGCAGGCCCCACTAATACGGCGGGCTGGTGACGACGCAGTGAACACTGTTCGCCTCCATGCCCGCCAGCACCTCTCTGCAATCGCCACCGTAGATGGTGAGCCAGGGGTCGGTGTGGTGGATCACGCGAACACCCGGCGGGCCCAGTCGATGTGGCGCAGCGTGCGCTGGTGGTGGCGCACCGCGAGCAGCACCGTCGCCAGGTCGGAGTAGTCGGCCCGCAGCCAGCCGCCGCAGGCACACCGCTCGAGGGTGCCGGTCAATGCTCGCGCTCCGCGGGGCGCTTGCCCCCCGCCGCTGCGAGCAGTTCTGTAAAGGTCCGGTCTGACCCTAACGTTACGTTACCTAACGTTACGTTACTGCCAGTATTTTCTGGGACGGTCTGGACCGATCTGGACACGTGCTTGGAATAGTGCCGGTCGGCCTGGAGGAAGGTCTGCTTGCCGCCGACCCGCTGGTGCCGTGGCAGGGTCGGGATGTGCCCGCAGCCGCACTCGAGGAGGTGCAGGCGGCCGTTCTCCACGAGCTGGTGGGACCAGACGGTGATGTCAGCCTCGCGGCGGCGGGCCGTCCGGTAGGGGTAGAGCAGGGCGCCGATCCGCGACGGCCGCCACTCGATCCAGCCCGCATCGTCGGCGATGCACCAGAGGCCCACGTAGAACAGCCGGGTGGAGTCGGCCAGCGCCGCCAGCGTCTCGTCGGACCAGAACTCGGGGCGGACCTGCCTAATCCGCATCGTAGTAGCCCTGCTGCTCGCGGGCAGAGCGGCGCATTGAGTGCAGGAGTTCCACCGCGGCCATGTGGAGTTCCTCGCGCGACCCGTAGCTGCCGTCATCCACGATGACGTCGAAGTCCCGATGGTGCCGCGCACACAGGAGGACGACGTCGGAGGCCGTCAAGTTCTCGGCATCGATGCGCTCGGTGAACGGCGCCATGGGGTAAGTGATGTGTGCCGTGTCCAGGTGCCCGCCGAGCGCTGCCGCCTTGCCCCGACTCATCCCGCAGACGTAGCAGACGCCGAACATCCTCAACGTCACGTCCCGGATCTTGTTCCTCCACTGGGGGGCCCGGAGGTAATCGTCATACGACCGGCGGTCACCCCACACCGACGGGGGACTCTCATCGGTCCAGTGGTCGAGCATCGCCTGGCGCTGTTCGTCTCGCCGCACATCGCCATCTTCCGAAGGCTGAACCAGAGCCAACTTCGGGGACACGCCTAACCCCTTCCTCTCTCTACTAGAGGGCGCCGGTCGGCTGGGTGAGTAGAGCACCCAGCCGCCGCGCTATCGGCATCCGTCGATGCGGGTGTCAGATTACCTACTGCCAGGAGCCGTGCTCGGACTTGTGGAACCCCTTGTGCCCGGGCAGCAGCTCGCAGGTGCCGAGTGCCATCGGGCTCGCATCCTCGTCGCCGCAGACCAGCTCGTCCTCGAGCCCCGACACGAGGTCGGACTCCGGGGTCGCGACCTCCGCGTCGTAGCGGACCTGCGTCATCCGCTCGACACCCCGGCTCTGGGTGACCTCGGGGTCCTCGTCGGTGGGGGGGGCCGGGTTCACGGGCCGCCGCTCGGCGACCCGCTCCGCAAGGGTGCGGGGGGGCTGCTGCGGCACGCTGACCGCGTCGACGTCGGCCTGGACCGAGGGCAGGTCCCAGCGCTCGTCGATGGTGGGTGCCGAGACGTTGAACGCCCTTCTCAACGCCATCGACTCGCCCCGCGCGATCGCCATCTCGGGCCCGTAGGTCCGGTTCTTGCCGGTAGTGGGGTAGCGGCCCGGATACACGAACGGCCGCTGCATGTCCCGGCGCCAGACGCTCGCCGTGCAGTGCCAGAACTCGCCGAGGTTCGGGATTTTGACCACCTCGGGCACCGTCACCTCGATGCCGTCGAGCTGGCCCGACCGGTGCGCGATCCAGAGGAGGCCATCCCGCGATACGTACAACCGGCCCTCGATGATCCTCGCGTGGCCGAGGAGCAGGTCCAGCTCGTACTTCTTGGCGATCGCCAACGCCAGCTCGCGCTCGGCCTCGGGGAGCTTGTCGAGTCCGATCGCCCGCATCAGTGCCGCGTTGCGTCGCCGGTCCTCGACCAGTTCGACGGGAATGACTGCCGACTCGTCGTTCACGACGCCTCCTCCTTGAGGCGCCGCAGTGGCGGATCGCCCAGATACGCGAGCGCCCGCAGCGCCCAGCTCCCGCCGAACTTCTCGAACGCCCAGAGCGCGCGGTTGCACGCGTTGCAGATCAGTCCACGCCGTTCGCCCGTGGCGTGGTCGTGGTCGATGTGAAGGCAACCCGGCCCACGCTTGGGCCCCGGCCGCTCGCAGATTGCACAGACCCCGCCCTGCGCCTCGTAGAGGGCGTCGAGGGTCGACGGCTCCATCCCGTGGTGATAGAGGACGTGACTGTGCGGCGACTTCGCGAACGCCCGGGCTTTGGCCTTGGCGTACAGCTCGGCCTTGTTCGCCCGGTAATAGGCGGCGTGGTATCTGGCGAAGTACTCGGGATTGGCCGCGTATCTCGCTCGCTGCTGGTCTCGAACCTTCTCGCGATTAGCGGCCCGCCACTTACGGTTCCGCTCGACGTCCTTTGCCTTCGTGGCTGGTGAGTCGTCAGCCCTGGCCATCCATACCTCCTTCAACGACGCGGAACGGTCTAAAACCCGCCCTGACCATCGTGTGAATCCCGACGATCGCGTCGCGATCTGTCTCGGGTAGTTGCCGCAGTAGCCCGTCCGCCACGCTTTTCCAATCGGTGGTCGTGACGTCTTTCGTTCTTCGCCAGGTCACTTTCCAGCCTTGGCCGACGAGCGTCGAGGCCGCCGCCATCGCGGCCTTGATGATGACTTCGAGGCGCTCCTCGTCGGCCTCGAGCGCCTTGCGCCTCCCGCGCACGTCGATGAGCGTGCGCACCGCGGCGTCGGTCTCTGGGGTGGCGTACAGCTCGCCGCCATCGTCGCCGGGGTACCGCCGCTTGAGGGAGTCGAGGGTCTCCGCGAACGGTCCCCCGGCCGCCAGGCGCCCGCGGAAGTCGGCCGCGATGTCGAGCAGGCCCTCGAACAACGCGTCGTCGTAGCCGACCTCGAACACCTCGAGGCGAGACCCGCCCAGCAGCGCAGCCACGTCGGCCCGCCGTCGCCCGGTCACGCCCATCGCCCACTGCACCTGCGCCTCCACGTCCTGCGGCAGGCCGTCAGTCCAGCGCCGCGCCAGCGACCACTTGGCCTCGACGAGCCACGGCCGCCCAACGACGGTGTAGTCGGGGGACGCGACCGCCCAGTCGATCGTGGGGTGGCGCGCGAGGGTGTGGACGCGCCGCAGCCGCTCGCCCGTCTGGTGCTCGTACTCGGCCCGGATGAGCGGCTCGAGGGCGAGCCCGATCTTCATCGGCAGGGTCTGCTCGACGGGCTCGATCCAGCCCAGTTTCTCGGCCGCCACGTCCCACTCGGACTTCCAGGGCGAGACGCCGAGCAGCGCCGGGAGGTCGGTCGAGGACACCGCGGCCTTGCGCGCGGCGTGCCATTCGGGCGAGCCCTGGCGAACGGCGGCGGTCACGACGCACGCCTTCGTTCGCGGGCCAGCTTGTCGGACGCTACTCGCCAGCCCTTCTTGACGGCCAGCGCGACATGCTCGGTGAGGTAGGCGCTCCCATTCAGCCGCCAGTGAGGCCGAAACTCCCCGATGTAGTTCTCGTTCTCGGCCAGGAAATCGGCCATCAAGAACAGCCAGTCCATCGACAGCGGGAGCCACCGTCCGTTGATGTAGGCCTTCAGCACGAGGTCGTCACCGGGCTTCTCCCCGCGGAACACCCGCAGATCAACCCCTTGGATCGTGAACCTCTCATCAGGCCGGAACCGCCGCATGCATCATCTGGCCGAGGCGGCCGAAGCCATCCTCGAACCGTTCGGGGTGGTCGCCGAAGTAGGCGGCCGCCGAGGAGAACGGCGCGGACTGCTTGTAGCCGCTGAACCGCAAGCGGCCGCGGATGAAGCAGACATGGGGCGCGCGGAGCTGCTGCCACCACCGGGCGTCGGTGCGCACCGGGAGCAGCGCGATGGCCTCGACGACGAAACCGTGGTCGAGTTCGTCGCGCAGCTTCGTCGTCCAGCGCCGGATGGTCAGGCCGTAGGGCGGGTTCATGTACACCTTGCCATGCCACGTCTGCGCGAGCCCGTTCTCGGCCTCCGTGAAGTGCCGTCCCGCGGGGAAGGACCGCTCGGGTTCGGCGCACGGGTCCAGGTCGACCTTGATGAGCGTTGCCAGTACCGCGTCCTTGACGACTTCCGGCGTGTACCACTGCACGCTGTTGCTCGACATCAGCGCGGGGCGCATCCACTTCACCCGGTCCTCGACGGGTGCCGGGAAGAACAGCGTGAGGTCTGACCGACGTAGTGCGCTCATGGCCGTGAGTTCCAGGGCCGCTCCCGGTCCGGTCTCACCCTCGCGGAGTCCTGTCCAGCCGCCGGGACAGCGGGGGCAAGGGCGTGGGCGGCCGGGATGGCAGGAGCGGCCCTGGAAGTCACACCGACGGCGCCCCGTCGAGGATCGCCAGCGTCTCGGCGCAGGCCAATGCCTTCCGCGACTGGCGGTGCTTGTGCGGACAGTCCGCGAGTCGCACGCGCGACCCGTCGGGCATCACCCGCCAGAGCACGCCCCGGAAGGTGTCGGGCGCGGTGCCCACGGCCGAGGTGAGCAGGCGCGGGTACTGGGCCGTCATCGGTGGTCCGACCAGTGCCAGATGCAGAAGGGCATCGGGCTCGCCCGGAACATGTGGATCGCCTCGCCGTCGAGGTCGCCGTGCCAGGCCGAGATGCCGTGCCGATAGCGGAGGAGGCGTCGGAGGGATGCCATGCGGGTATCCTCGTGCGGGTGTGACAACCCGAGCATACGCCCTCGTCCTCGTGGGCGCACGCTCTGCGAGACCCGCCCGGGAGCCATGACCTCGGGCGGGTCTCGTGTCGTCTACAGCCGGTCGACGAGGACCGCGAGCGAGATCAGGAACACGGCCCACGCGAGGATCTGCTGGCCCTTGGTCCGGATCAGCTCCACGCCCGCGAGGGTCGCGGCGATGATCGCGACCACGATCACGACGAGCGGGTCGCTCACTGGTACGTGATCCTCAGGCGCGCGTACTGAAGGATCACGTCCTCCTTCGGGTTGACAGACGGCGCCGTGCCCGAGACGGTGCGGCTCGAGACCACGATGAGCTGCGTCGCGCCGCCCTTCACGATCGCCGCGGCCATGCTCACGTCCTCGAACTCCTGGAGGTTGACGCCGTTCACCGTGCTCCACTTGGCGCGCAGCGGATTGCTGCCGAGACTGGCGCCCGGAATCCAGTCCGCCGCCGCGAGCGTGGGACGCCAGCCGCCCGAGGGGTAGGAGCGCACCTGGAGGTCGAAGTCGACCCACGTGTCACCCGACCCGGGCGAGTACTGGGGCAGGATGAACGCGGCGAACTTGGCCTTCGTGATCGTGGCCCCGACCGGGATCGATGACGTGTCGAACCACAGGAACGCCTCGTGGACGCCCCACTCGGGCCCGGCCGCCAGGTACTGGCCCACGGCGAGCTGGATCAGGCTGGGGCTGCTGGGTTCGACCGTGATCGTGCCGATGCCGGCGCGGGCGTTGGCGTAGCTGACCTCGTTCATGGACAGGAGGGCGCCCGACCCCGAGCCCGGCAGGAGATGGGTCACGGGCTTGGGGGTGACCACGTCCTCGGTGACGGCGTCCACCTCGATCGTGCCCGGGCTCACCGACACCGTCATCCCGAACACCTGGACGACCACGTCGGCCGAGCCCGTGACCTTCACCGTCCAGCGCGACCCGAACTCGGCGGTGGTGACGGTCTTCACCTCGGCGCCCTCGGGCAGCATCGTGCCCAGCATCGTCAGCACCGGCGGCGGGTTGAGGGCGTCGATGATCGTGTTGGCCCAGAGGTCCCACGGCAACGGCGTGGCGGACCCGCCGCCGTAGTCGAACTGGAGGAACGCGGGCGTCGTCGTCACCGACCGGTACTCGTCGGGCGGCAGGACGGGGCCGAACTTGCCGTAGCCGCCCGCGATGACGACGTGGTTCCGCAGGCGCCCGAGGCCCATCGCCTTCCACATGTCCATGAGGTCGACGCCGGTGCAGTTGACGTTCGCGCTCGATGCCGGCGGGGTCGGCCCCGCCCGGTCGTGCCAGCCGATCCGGCCATCGCGCATCGGGTAGAGCCGGCCGAGCTCGGCGAACCTGATCTGGTGGAGCCCATCGAGGGCGCTGCCCTCGATGTAGTGGTTGCCACGCGACACACCGGTGGTGCCGGAGGGGAAGTACCGCTTGGCCGAGGGCCATTCCACCTGGTCCAGCAGGTACTGGGCCTGCGCGCCCGACGTGGCGGCGACGGGCATCAGCGTCATCCGGTCGGGCAGGGCGCGCACCGAGAGCTGGCCGATCGGGTCGAGGCCGTTGAGGTCCGCGATCTTGCTGGCCCGGTCCCAGCCCCACGTCTGCAGGACGCCGGTCCAGGCCGGCGCGGCGTCGACGGTGACCCGGAACCCGAGCCCGACCTTGAGCACGCCCAGCAGCGGGCTCGACGGGTTGTCGGGGTCGTACTTGCGGGTCGGGTCGTACAGCGAGACCCGGAGCGTGCCGCCTTCGCACTCGGTCAGCGGGCCCAGCGCCTCGGGTGCGCCCCACGTCCACTCGGCCGAGGTGGTGTCGCAGGTGAGCTCCGTCCAGGCGCCCGACAGGTACAGCTCGATCTTGATGTTGGCGCCGCGGATGACCGTCACGCCGTGCTCCGGTCGAGACCCCGCGTGAACGGACCGCTGCCGCCGTTGTTGCGCGACCAGCGCCGGATCGCGCGCATGACCTCCTGCGGGTCGGCGGACTGCACGTTGACGTTGACGGTCGTGCCGCTGCCCCCGTCGCCGGCAGCCCGGCCGCTGCGACGGCCGAGGCCCATGACCGCGACGCCGCGGGTGCCGCCGGTCGCGGGCGGCGCCACGCTCCAAGGGGTGATCTCGCTGGCCGTCTTCTCGAGGCCCGCGATCGTGTCGCCGATGCCCTTGAGGATGCCGTTGATGAAGTCGACGGCGCCCTGGACGATGCCCTTGACCGTCTCCATGATCCGCCGGATCGTCTCCTCGAACGCCTTCCACGGCGCCTCGAGCATCGCCTGGACGGTCGAGAAGATGAGGGCGATCGCGTCGATGGCGGTCCCGACGGCCTTCGCGACCACGTCGAACACGGTCTCGGCGATCGTCTGGAACGTCTCGAACGGCGTCTTCAGGAATGCAAGGACGCCGTCGAAGATGATCTTGACCGCGTCGATGCACGTCTCGACGACCTCGAGCACCACGTCCCAGACCGTCTCGGCGATGGCCTGGAAGGACTCGAACGGCTTGCGGAGCCATTCGAGGATGCCCGCGAAGATGGCCTGCATCGCGTCGATGCTCGTCGTGACGACGAAGTCGATCGCGTCGAACACCGTCTGCGCGACGCCGCCGAGGATGACGATCGCGTCGCCCATCGTGCCGACGACCTTGGCGCCGATGTCGAAGACCGTCGAGATGATGTCGCGGAAGAGCTGCGACCGCTGGTACAGCATGATCAGCCCGGCGCCGATCGCGAGGATGGCGAGGATGAACAGCGACACCGGGCTCGTGAGCAGCGCGAGGATGCCCATCGCGACGTTCACCGCGAGGATCGCGCCGGCGAGGATGCCGAAGAACACCGCCAGCGGCTGGACGATGTCCATGTGCTCGCGCAGGAAGCCGGCAGACGCCTGCGCCAGGTCGGTGAGGGTCTGCAAGACAGGGAGAAAGGTCGAGCCTATGGTCTCGCCGAGCTCGAGGTAGGCGTCGCTGACGGCGAGGAGCTGGCCCGGGGCAGATGCCGCGTAGGTCTCGGCAGCGCCCGCGGCGAGATCGGTCGCGATCGCGATCTGCTCGGTCGGGTCCTTGACCCGCTCCATGCCCGGGATCAGCGCCTGGAGCTGGCGGTTCTGGCCCTCGTGCGCCTTCGCCAGTGCGTCGGCCGCGGTCTCGAGGTCGACTCCCGCCAGGCGCGCGATGTCCATCGCGGGGCCGAGCAGCTCGTTCGCCTTCGCGGCGTCGCCGGTCGCGGTGACCAGCGGCGCGAGGGCGTTGCGGACGGCGGTGTCGGTGAACGCCTTGGCGCGGCCTGCCTGGACCGCCTCGTTGATCGCGCCGCTGTAGTCCTCGGTGGAACCTGTGGCGTTCTCGTAGACCTTGGCGAGCTTGGCCTGCTCGCCCGCGTCCTTGGCGGCGGCCACGGTCATGGCGCCGAGGCCGGTGACCACCGTCGCGGCCGGGATGGCCGCCGCCCCGATGGCGGCCTCGAAGCCGCCGGTCTTCTTGCCGAGCTTGTCGAACTCCTTGATCGCGCCGTTCGCGTCCGCGATGATCTTGATCGCGAGGATCGCGGAGCCGCCGGCCACCGCTACTTGTCCCTGCTGTGCAGCTCGATCAGCATCTGGCGCGCGGTCGCGATCGTCGCGTCATCCTCGTCCCACCAGTCGCGGGGCGCGGTTCCGGACGCGAGCGCGAGGTCCACGATCAGCCAGGCCCGACTGCTGCGAGGGTAGGGTCCACCCCGTTCGACTCGGCCTCCGCGGCGCCCATGCCCTCGAGCTCGACCTGCACCGCCAGGCGGTCGCTGAACTCCTCCCACGTCACCGAGGCGTCGATGAGCCCTTCGCGCTTGAGGGCAGACCACGCGAGGAACGTCTGCCACAGGAAGGGCGCCTGGGTGGCGGTCGGCCAGCCGTGGCGGCTCGCGGTGCGGTCCCACTTGAGGTAGTCGGGGTTGATGACGCGCGCCTCGAGGGTGCGGCCGTCCGCGAGGCGGGCCCGCGCGAGCGGCGTCGGCAGTCGGAACTCGGACACTCAGATCCCCTTCACCTTCGACAGCAGCTCGTCGATCTCGTCGTTGTAGGTCTTGAGCCAGGTCGACTCGGTGTCGTGCGCCGCGGGCCGCAGGTACGGGTTGGGCGGAATGTTGCGCGCCGGCCAGCCGAACTCCTGGACGCCCGCGTAGGGCACCCGCGCGAAGCCGGCCCGGATGATCGCCATCGTCTTGGTTGCCCCCGGCCGGATCGTGCCCGCGAGCGTGCCCGTCACGCGCGGCACAGTCGTCTGCGCCCGGTCGGCGACGATCTGGGCGACCTCGCCGTGGACGGCCTTGAGGTCGTCGAGCCCGCCCTCGACGTTCTTGAGCGTGCGCCGCAGGTTGGCCCCGCCCTTGACCTCGTAGGTGACGCCCTTGATCTTGCCGGCCACTAGGCGGCCCGACGGCTGCGCCCGCTGGTCGTCTCCTCGCCGGTCCCGATGGTCCCCTCGCGGGCGGCGCGTTCGGCCTCGGCCTGCTCGTCGATCCGGGAGAGTTCCTCCATCGTGGGCGCCACGAGGGTCGGATGGCCGACACACGCCCACTCGAGGTCGCTGGTCATGTTCTGGCCGACCTCGTCGCCGCCGACCGAGATCGGGTCGATGACGAGGCTGCCCGTGACCTGCTTGACGCCGATCACGGTCGAGGGCTGGAAGATGAACGTCTGCGTGGTGCCCTTGTTGGTCCAGGAGAACTCGACGATGCCGGGCGTGGTGCCGAGGTCGTTGAAGATGGTCGCGGTCAGTGTCGCCGAGTAGGTGCGGGCGCCGGGCACGCTGTCGCCGCAGAGCGTGAGGATGTCGTCTTCGGCATCCGCGCTCCACTCCACCCTGGCCGCTGTGACCTGGCAGGTGAAGTCGGTCGGGATGGTGCCCACGGTCAACTTGCCGGGGCCGAGCTTGGTGACCTTCGCGGGCATGATCTCCTCCTAGTCGAACGCAGTGAACCGCAGGACCGGGATGGTCGAGTCGGGGTGCTGCCAGTTGATGAGCTGGTACGGCTCGGCCATCTCGATGGTGAGCGTCGTCGCGGCGAGCGCGTCGAGGATCGGCTGGATGAGCGATCGAGCCGCGACCGGCGGGGCGTTCATGTCGCCACCCGGCATGACGACGTAGACGTACCAGTTGACGCGGGTGACGTGACAGCCGGCGCCGGTGGGCTGGATGTCCGAGTTGCGCCAGATGGGCCAGCCCTGCCCGACCGACTTGGTGGGCGGCTCGTACGGCTCGCCGGTGATGCCCTCGACGGTCGAGAGCGCGGCGGCGATGTCGTACTCGGTGACCACTACGGGGCGGGCTCGGGCTCGGGGTCCGGCTCGGGCTCGGGCTCGGGGGTGGGCTCCTGGATCATGGTCGACCTCCTATGCGACGACGGGTGACACGTACGCGGCCTCGAGCCGCTCGACCTCGGCCTCCCAGCGCGACAGGCGCACGGTGCCGAACTCGGCGTCGGCGGCCAAGATCCCCAACGGGATGTTCTTGGCCGACGCGTGGCGGGCGCAGCGCCGGTAGAAGGCGGCCAGGACGTCGCCCGGGATGTCGCCCGCGCCGAGGTCGAGCCGCGCCTGCTGGGCCTGCTCGGCGGCCGCGATGACCCCGAGCTCGGAGTCGGGCAGGATCGTGGCGGGCACCTTCATCCACGAGCGCAGCTCGGCGAGGGTGGGGTAGCCGCCGACCGGCTGGTAGGTCATGGCGCCTCCTCGAGGACCGCGTCGGAGATGTCATCCCACTGCTGGAGCACCTGGCGGATGAGGCCGTTCATCTGCTTGGTGAGCGCCTCGATCTGCGCCCCGTTCTGCGCGTTGGTCGGCGGATCGAGCGCGAGGAATGCCTTGTTCTTGTCGAGCGCCTTCTGGCCCTGCGCGCGCAGCTCCGCGACGTTCTGGCTGTACTCCCAGTGCTCGTGCGCCGCCGTCTCCTCGGGCGTGGCGGAGCGCTGCTCGTCCATGACGAGGTCGGGCCCGTAGTGGCGGTACTCCACCACGTCCGCGATGCGCTCCAGCTCCACCCGCGCGACGAGCGCATCGTCGATGCCGTAGGACTCGATGCGCTGGATCGTCTCGCTCACGTCGGTGCGACCTTGCGGCAGACGACGCCCGACATCATCGAGTTGGGCCCATACGCGATGCCCGACCAGGGCGAGGCGGTCGCGGGCAGCGTCCCCCACGCGAACGGGCGCCAGAACTCGACCGTGTACGGATTGGTCGCGATCGAGGGCCCGACCCCGACGCCGTTCATCGACGCGCCCGTCGTCGTCAGCATTCGGATGATCACGCTCGCGCTCGCGGTGGCGACCGCCATGAAGCGTCCGGGCGGGATCGTGAGCGAGACGGCCTTGGTCTTGAGGCCCGTGGTCGAGGCGTCGATGGTGCCCGCGTCGAGCAGCAGCGTGCTGGGCTGCCAGTTCGTATCCGCGTTGTAGATGCCGACCCGGATGAGCGCGCTCGCCAGCGCAGTCGTGACTTCGAGCCCGAGCTCGTCGATCGGGAACGGGTTGTCGAGGAACCACGGGAAGTGGAACAGGTAGCCCGCCGTCAACTCCCGGACCGTGGTGCCCGGCCAGACGATGTGGTTGCCGGGGATCGTCCACCACGCGCTGCCCATGCCGTGGATATGGCCTGGGTCGGGAGCGCCACCCGAGCCGGGGGCGCCCGTCGCGCCCGTGTCGCCCTTGGGGCCCTGCGGGCCCGGATCGCCCTGCGGTCCCGCCGGCCCCGTCGCGCCAGTCGTGCCGGTCGTGCCGGTCGCGCCCGGATCACCCTTGGGACCCTGCGGGCCCTGCGCCCCCGTCGAGCCAGTCGTGCCGGGCGGGCCCGCCGATCCGCTGTCGCCCTTGGGTCCGGGGTCACCCTGGATGCCCTGCGGCCCCTGCGGGCCGGTCGTGCCCGGCGGGCCAGGCACGGTCGACGCGGGACCCGTGGCGCCGGTCGGACCCTGCGGACCGGTTGTGCCGGGTGGGCCGGCTGGCCCCGGGACGGTGGAGTCGGCGCCGGGCGGCCCCGCGGGTCCGGCTGGACCCTCGGGCCCGGGCAGGCCGCCGGCCGCCGAGATGTCGACGTAGATGGGCGGCGTCTCGATGACGACGTCGAGGTACGTGGTCACGGGGTGACGTCGTCCTGGACGGCGACCGGGCCCGCGAGGATCGTCATGACCCGGCCGTCCGACCAGGTGAGCTGGAGGTCCCAGCGGTCGAGCAGGAGCGTCCCGTTCCAGCCCTCCGCCGGGAGGTTGACGTCGATGAGGTTGGGCGGCGTGACCGCGCAGTCGAGTGCGATCGCGCCGCCCGGACCATCGATCTGCGCGGCCGCTACGACGCCCGCGAGGTCGGTCGGTTGGGTGTGGGCCTCGTCGGCCCAGACCCTCACCTGCCAGGCATACGAGTCACCCCGATAGAGCCGGAGCGGCATCGTCCCGGGGTGTCCTGCCATGTCAGGCGGCCGCGGTCTCGGCGAGCGCCAGCGGGTCCGTGATGGCCGACTTGACCCGCGTCTCCGCCAAGATCACGAGGATGTTGTTGATGAACAGCGAGGCGTGGGAGTCGGTCACGAACACGTCGGCGACCCCGCGGTCGAACAGCGTGACGCCCTCGGACAGGTCGCCCACGATCGCCACGCCGGCGGTGAGGCCCGGGACCGCGACGGCCGTGAGGCCCCAGTACGTGTTGCGGCGGTCGGGACCCGTGCCGTAGCCCGCGGTCGTGCCCGCGGCGATGTCGATGGCCGCAAAGTCGGCGGGGTTGAGCAGGACCGCGTTGGGGTTGTAGCCGTTGCCCTCGACGAGGGCGATGCCCTTGCGGATGGCCTTGGTCATGTCGGCGTCGACGGCGGACTGCAGGGTCGCGCCGTTGAGCAGCGTGGCGAGGTCGGCCTGGATCTTGCGGGCGAGGCCGTTGCGGAGCTTGCCCTCGATGAGGCTGCGCATGTAGGGCGCGTCGGCGAGGGCCTGGCGCGTGATCTGAATCCAGTGCGCCAGGGTGTCGAGGGTGCTGGTCTTGGGCGTGACCGTCAGGGCCGCCTCCGGCTTGGCCGTGCCTTCCGCAACGACCGCGGCCACGGGGTCGGGGCCGACCTCGACCCACTCCACGACGCCCGAGGACACGCGGACGTGGTTGACGAGGTTGAGCAGCGGCATCGGCGGCTGGTTGATGGTGTTGTTCCAGACAAACGGCTGGATCGCGAGCTGGGCCGTGGTGATGACGGCGCGCTGCTCGAGGCCGACGTAGTCGGTGACCTCGACGGGCATCATCTGGCCGCGCCCGCTGTAGTTCTGGAACGCCGTGGACTCGGTGACGAGCTGGCCCGCGCTGCGCTGCTCCTGCGGGCGGCCCGGGGCCGACCGGGTCACGGTCGCATCGCTCGTCCGCTCGCGGCCGGCCTCGATCCGGGCCTGCAACTCGGCAAACGCCCGAGCCGAGCTGCTCTGCGCCTCGTGCTCGGTCAGCAGGCCGTCGACGACGACGCACCGCTCCTGGAGCCGAGCCACTTCTGATCGTTCGCCGTCGGTGAGGTCGCGCCCTTCGGACGCGGCACGCTCGCCGAGGCCGGTGATGACGCCCGTGAGGCTGATGCGCTCGTCGAGCAATCGATCGAGGTAATGCACTGGGACCGTCCTCCGGTAAACACGCTGAAATCACCTGTCCGGTGTTTCTCCGTGTTTCCGGCTTGCTGGGCGGGTCGGTCGCGACCGAGTGTTTCCAGCGGCCCGGGCGAGTGAGGCGGGCGGACTACGTCCGCGACTGTACTACGCCATTCGTACCATTGCACCTTGTCTCTACGGTCGCGTAGAGTGGGTGAGTCACATCCACACGAGGACACCACGATGACCCCATCGATCTGCCGGCGCTGCCGACGACCCTACGGCCTCCGGTCGTGCCGCCCCTCCCCCAACGTCTACGCCCAGGGCGAGGAGGAGTTCGACTGGCTGTCCGAGGAAGAGCGCGGTCTCCCCTGCGGTGACTGCGGCGTCGAGCGGGGCGGCACCCACCACGCCTTCTGCGACATGGCCTTCTGCAAGGCGCACGGCTTGCAACTGCTCATGATGGCGTGCGCCTGCACGGAGACGAAGGCCGGCCGCGTGGCCGTCCCGTGACCCTCATCGAGGCCGCCGCGCTCCTCGGCCTGGAGCCCGCGACCCTGCGCCAGCAGATCGCCAACGGGCGCCTCAAGGCGCGCAAGGTCGGCCGCGACTGGACCGTGACGCGCCGCGAGGTCGAGCGTTACCGCTCCGAGTCGCGCCGCCAGGGCGAGGTCAAGAAGTTCCGCGCAGTCGACCGCGCGGGGGAGTTCTAGTCATGGCCGAGCGCATTCCGACCGACTCCGAGTGGACCCTCATTGCCCAGATCGACGACGAGGCCCACCGTGCCGGCAACGCCGCGTGGACCCGTGCTTTCAACGAGGCGCGGCTCGTCCATCCCGGTGACCAGTCGACGCTCATCCGCATCGCCGACGACGCGCGACGGGCAGCCCGCAACGCCTACCGCGTCGAGTCGCCCGTCGGCTGGTACTGGACCGACTAGGGCCGTCTCCACTGCCGAAGGTCGGGCAGCGGCGACCGATTGACCTCGGGCACGGGGTGCGCGTCGAGCCACGCCCGGAGGTCGGCGGCGCCGAACGTCGGGGCGCGGACCTCGAGGACCCGGGCCCCGTCGTAGGCCCCGGTCGGCAGCAGCGTCACCTCGCCCAGCTCGGCCTCGACGATCTCGCGGGCACCGTCGGCGCCGCGCTGGGCCCGGACGGTGCGGAACCCGACGCTGAACGAGTCCAGCAGGCCCTCGCGGACCTCCTCGAGGGTCTGGTCGCCGGTCGGGGTGTTGGCGATGCGCCAGGTGGTGTAGAGGCCGTCCGGGTGGCGGGCGTCGAGGCTGACCGCCCGCCCCACCGGAACCATGTCATGGCCGTGGTTGCCCCTGAACAGCTTGAGCCGGTCGCCCCGGGCCTTCACGGATCGAGTGAGAGACCCGGCGAGGAACCTCTCGCCCGCGGGGTCCGGGGTCAACCGGCTCGTTTCGTTCCAGGGGACCGCGATGCCGCCGACGATGCGCTCGTCGGTCGAGACCGGCGCCCGCCAGTCGATCGTGAACGCGAGCGAGGTCGTTTCCATCACACGGTCCTCCGTTTGCGGTATTCGGCGGAGTACCGCGAGGCGCAGACCCGGCACCAACGCCCGCCATCGGGTCGGCGATGAGTATTCGCAGGCGTGAACTCGTGACCGTGGACACACGCCGTCCGTGACCTCCGCCATCCGGCGGCGCGTCGCGTGTTCTCGGCGCGCGTGACGACCTCGAGATGGTCGGGGTTCACGCACGCACGGACGCGGCAGAGATGATCGATCTCCATGCCGTCCGGGATCGGTCCGCGGGCCGCTTCATACGCCACCCGATGCGCGAGGGCACTTGGCCGCCCCGGGATCGCCCGTCGCCCGTATCCATCCCGGTCGATGTAGCCCGTGGACAGGATGCAGTCGCTCATACGGTTGCTTGCTGGGGGACGAGGTCCGCGGGTGGCAGGTCCTCGGTCTCGCGGACTTCCTCGGGCAGCTTCCAGCCGGCCGCGATGGCCGACGCGTGGGCCTCGTACCGGTCCTTGGTCGTGCCCCGCAGCAGCGCGTCGAGGGTGACCTTGAGTTCGACGCCCCGGGGGAACTGGGCGTCGAGCACGGCCTCGATGCGGCTGGTCCAGGGGAGCAGCGTGAACATGACCAAATCTTGTCGCCGCGTCTCTAAATTCGCATAAGTGTTGGGATCAGTGCCCCCAGCCCCAATAAAATAACCGGGGACACCAAATGCATTTGCGATCTCATTTAATGAAGCCTGCATGACTTCTTTAAGGGCGGCGTCGACGGGGCTCCACGTCAACGCGGTGTACTCGGTCGTCGAGTTCAGGACCGCGGTGCGGCGGTTGCCGGTGCCGTGCTTGGCGTCCCAGCGCGCCGACAGCTCGTCGGCCTTGTCCTGTGTCAGCCCCTCCTTGGTCACGCGCAAATAACCACTTGGCACTCCGGACCTGAAGATCGAGTGGGCGTAATCCTTGATGGTCAGGGCGTAGCCGAGTTCCGCGCCGAACCGCTGGAACGCGCCCACGCCGCGGCGCCCGACGATGGGCCCGGGGCCGCGCAGGTGGATCAGCTCGGTCGCCGGGAGGTAGCGGTCGCCCGCGTAGTAGGCGCCCTCGCGGAACTGCCAGTCGAAGGGGTGGATGAGGGCCATCGGCGGCCGCGGCGCGCCGTTGCTATCCCGGGAGGGGGCCCAGATCAGGCCGTCGCCCCACCACAGGGCGTCGGTCAGCCAGGACGACCAGAAGTCGACGTGGGACAGCGGCGCGAACGGCACCGAGGCGGGATCGACGACGCGGCCGTCGAGGCGGAGCGCCTGGGGGTCGGTGATCCAGTCCGGGGTCTCGAGCTGGTCCCGGCCGCGGTAGACCTTCCAGGGCGTCGCGCCCGAGAGGGAGTCCACGATGATCGAGGTGCAGCGCGCCACGGACGGGATGCTGCCGAGCTGCGACCCCTCCATCGCGCCCGGGATCGGGTTGCCGATCGTGAACGGGCCGCCGATGGTCGGCATGCTCCACAGGTGCGGCTGCTCCACGGCCCAGCCGTCGGGCGGCCCGTTCCAGAGCACGTCTCGGACCGGCCCCGTCGCCGTCAGGATGTTGGAACTGATCCGGCGCTGCTCGAGTGCGGTGCGGACGCCGGTGAGGAACCCCACGTCAGGCCTTGGCCTTGCCCTCGCGAGTCACGGGGCCGCCGCCCCCGGAGGTCTGCGCCTCGCCGAGGACGACCGTCTCGCCCGACGTGACGCCGTTCTCCTCGATGCCCTCGATCTGCGGCTTGCCGAGGAACCGGTTCCGCTCGGCCTGCGTCGAGCGGCGTCGCCGCGTGTACTGCCCGAGTGAATTGCGCGCCATCGCCCCACCTCGTGTCACAACGCTGTCACGCGCACTATGCGCCACTCGCCATCAGATGACTAGACCGAGGACCTCCTGTAGGGCGTCACGTCAGAAGATCGCCGGCTCTTCCTCGGGCACGGGCAGCCGCACGGCGACGGCGAGCGCCCATGCCGCGGCGCGCAGGAGGTCGGTCCTCGCGGGCCCGGGGGCGACCTGGAGGCCGCCGGTGCGCGACTCGACGACCCGCGCCTGCTCGACCTGCTGGGCGAGTTCCTGCCCGCCGTCGTGGGCCAGGCGGCCCGCGGCCACCAGCTCGCGCAGCATCGGCAGCGCGCTCCGGGTCTCGGCCTGGCCCGCCAGTTCGCGGACCTCGGCCTCGATGGCCGCGGCGTCGGGGTCGTGCTCGAGGCTCGCGCCCAGGACGAGGGTGGAGCCGGGATGGGCCGCCACGATGCCCTGGAGCCACCCACAAGCCACGCTGCGCCGCGGATGGAGCATTCCCCACACGAAGAGGCGCCCGTCGGGCAATCGCCCCGCCACGGCCGTCGCAGCGCCCTGTCCGAACCAGTCCTCGAGGCCGAGCACGAGAGCGCCCGACGGAACGCTCCCGAACTCGACGAGGGCGGCCCATTGACCCTCGTTCAATAGCGGCTGGTCGCGGTCGTTCGAGGCCACGACCCGGGCCGGCCAGATGTTCAGCCACTGGCTGCGGAACGACGCCAGCGGGTCGGGCTCGTCGGGGTCCTGCGGCGCCACGCCGTCGACCGCGCGCCGGTGCTGCGCCTCGACCAGCCGCTCGCGCCGGTCGGACCAGTGCGGGCTCGCCCTGCGCCAGGCGTCGCGGTCACCGATGTCGGCGTGCGCCGGCGCCGACCACTCGAGGAGCAGCGTGTCGCGCGGGTCGTCGAGCTGCTCGATCGCCGTCTGGCGCCTTGACTGCATCAGCCCGGTCGCGAACCGGTGCGCGGTGGAGATGAGGGCGATCTGGCTGCTGACGCGCTCGGCCATCGTGGGCTCGAGGCCGTCCTCGACCACCTCGGGCAGGACTCCCCACGCCTCGTCCACGACGGCCATTGACGCGGAGTAGCCGTAGATGGAGCCCCGGCCGCGGATCATCCAGCGCCCGCCGTCGGGCGTCTGAATCTCCTCCTGACCGTTCTGCTCGCGGACCACGTAGCCGTCGTCCTTGAGCCGGTGCGCCCACGCCCGGGCGCTGCGCTGGACCTCCTTGGCGACGGGCAGGTCCTTGGCGGTGTGCAACACGAGCTGCGGCTCGCCGAACCGCTCGGACTGGTGGATGCGCCAGAGCATCAGCTCGCGCAGCGCCCACGACTTGCCGAGCTGGCGGCTGAGGGTCCAGAGCGCGAACGGGAACACGAGGCCGAGGTCGCCGTACTCGAGGGTCCGCTGGAACGCGAGCCGCTGCCACCAGCGCAGGGGCTTGCCGAGCCGCTGCTCGGACCACGCGATGGCCTCGGCGCCCCAGGAGCCGGTTGCGGACGGGTGCGGGCGCGTCATCAGCCGCGGCCAGGTCGCGTTCTCGGGCACGGCGCGCAGATCGTCGAGCCACGGCGCGGAGTCCCAGCAGGAGTCGCCGGGACCCGGGGTGAATGCCTCGGAATCCGCCGGGATCGGGGTAGTCGGGCGGGTATCGGGTAATGCGGCACGGGTTCTTCCTC